TTAAAACCTTGGAGTTGTCTAACCTCCTGAGTGTAGTTAGCAAATAGCAGATAACTATTCCCTCCAGATACATGCTTAATTTCACAGCCGATATTGTTGGCTCCATCATTACGCATAGTGTCAGTGACAATGCAATCACGCGGTATAGCGCCAGTTCCCAAGTTTTCAGTAATTTTAACATCTTGTGTTCCTAACAATTCGTTTTGTAATACCAATGCTACCTGACTCCAACCTTCACCTGCTACCATAGCAGTGATTGGTGTAGTAAATCTATGTCCCTCCCACCAATCCGGATATCTACCAGTTAAGTGCATGGCAGTTTCGTAGCAAGTGCTTACTGTTTTACCTACACGATTGGCAGCAAGTATTCCTCTACGATCCGCTGAGCCAGTGGCAAAGAACTTCTTTTGGTGTTCAAACGGTCTAAAGTATTTAAGTTGGTTATACTTCATGTCGTCTGCTACAACCATACTCAAATCTATCAACTGTGACTTTAATGGTCCAGGAATAGTTTTAAGTGCGTCAACAGTTAGATCATGCTCGTCTACTGCCCAACGCAATGCTCGGCCCATTAATACTTCTGTGCCCAGCATTACTGAACCTTATTGTAAGACAAATGCTTTTGAAGATAATTGGCAAATATTTCAACTTCTTCTCTGCTTAGAATAAAGTTTACAATTAAATCATCTTGATCATCTGCGTTGAATCTTAGTGTAAGTTCAAACTCGTCGGGCCCAGTCCAAACTCCGCCGATATCTACTGCTGAACTTTCATCATGTGTTAGGTTGAACATTGTTTAATCTTTCTTTAACAGTATAAATGTCTAGTATTGCTCTAGCCATTGCGCTTAGTTCGTCAGGATGCATTTTCCATGTATCAGGATCATTTACATCTACGCCATCACGCTTGTCTAAACCTGCTTGTAAGCGTTCTGTTAACAAGCGTAGTATGTGTTCTAATTGGCCAGGAAACTTTTCAGCAAAAGCCATTCTGTGACTGGCATTAATCTTTTGTAGTATTAGCGTGTCACTGACTTTTGCCGCTTCAGTTGCGCGACGGATTTCTGCGTCGCGGGCTGTCATTTATCAAGATCCCACACATTTGATACAATGCTTTCACCAAGACTAATGAATTCACGATCGATCCAGGTGTCCCATTGATTGCTGTTGTTTACTTTGAAACTTTGCATCAGTGCGCGAAGTTTACGACCCTGTGGTGTTAGTGTGCCGTCACCGCGAACAACTGTTTGTTCACCTGTGCGTGGGTCAACCCATTTGATAATCTCAGGACGCTCTCTGCCATACTTGTCCAATTTAACACCATGTGGGCGTTGATCAATTGGTCCAACGATTTCATAACTGATTTCGCCTGATTTGTATTTGCGAAAGTATACACTTACTTTCTTGTCCTGCATTCTATATTCAAAGTCTGTGTGCGGGATAGCATTGCTGACAAAGATGTTTTGCATTTGATTTGGATCGGGTAGATTCTTATCGCGAGCAGGTTTTTCTTTTAAGTCTTCTACTGGAACTAGTTCTGTTCTGTCAATATATGGATTGTCACCACCAATAAACTTTGGATCAACTTCTAAGCCATTTAATACATCCATGGCCACTTGGTATTTTAATTTATTAGCACGACCTTTTAGGTTTAAGACAATCCCAGTTTCATCAAATACAAATCTCTCAAGTTCTTTGGCCGTGGGAAAGTCGGTCATTAAACCGTCCATGTCAAAGTCTGCGCTGTTTATTGCTTTTGGTGCTGTGGCAGCAACTTGTTCTGCTACTGCCATGATTTCGTCTGCTGTTATGTCTGTGGGAGCATCGTCCCATGGGCTTTCTACCTGTTGTGTTGCAGGTGGGCTTAGTTTTTTACTCATTTCTTTTCCTTAATTTTCTATGCTATGAGACTAGTGTCTCTGTTTTATTTAGTATGGAGCGGTAGCACCTAGGGCACCTGTCTTACTATTTGTTCTAGTAATACTGGGCTTAGGTTTGCGTGGCTTGCGTGGCTCAGGTGGTTTAATATTTTTTGGTGCCTTGGCCTTCTTAGCAGGCTTGGCCTTGTAAGGTGTGTTTAAAGTGTTTGCTGCCATGTTATTTGCCTGCTCTGCCCATTATGCTGCCACCGAAGTCACCTTGGTATTGGCCGCCTGGCATTTGCATTTCTTCAATTTGTTTAAATGCTTCGCTTAGTCCGTCTAAGTTTTGACGCATCTGTTGAAAGTATTGCTGACTATCTTGACTTGGTTGCTGTGGCATTTGTCCTTGTGGTGGCTGTTGATAACCAGGAGCATAATCTGCATCAAACAGTCTAGATCCAATTTCACTAACGCTTGCACCGCCAGTCATGCGATTAACGCCTGGCATAATAACATTTTTAGCCAAATCACCGGACAGGCCGCCGCCAAACGCATCACCGAACTGGCCTAATAGATTGCTGGTAAATGCCTGTCCCATATATTACTTTTTATATTTTGCTGGCAACTTGCTTCCGTTAGCAGTTGGATTAGTCTTAGGACCAGTGTTGCTGTGTAAGCCTTCCAATGCTGGATTGGTTTTACCTGCTTGTCCACGACCACGCATTTCAAGTGCGTCTGTAATCATGCCTGCTAACTTAGACTTCTCACCAGAACTTGCGCTTTTCTCTGCTACATATGTGTCACGCTTTTTCATTGTGCCAGCATTGCCTGTAGTAGGACCACGCTTTTGGTTGATCTCTTTGTTGCCCATTGGGTTAGTTGATTTCATTTTGTTTTTCCTTTTATCCTACTAGTGTTACTGGAGTAACATATACTGCTACTGAACTGGCTGCGCTGGCTGCGTAATAAACAGTTTGAAAGGCTTTACTACCTATCACTTGAATAAATTCAGTTTGTCCTGGACCAATTACTGTGCCTGCTGTGGCCACTGACAAAACTGTTAACTTTGCGTTAAAAAACACAGGAACTGTTGCGCTGGTGTTTGTTACCTTTAAGAACAATGGTGTTTGACCACCGCTTAAATTGCCAGTTACTTCTGCTGTAGTAACATCACCAGTTGCTGGTGTTGAATCAGCAGTTACTGTAATTACTGGACCGGCTAATTGATATGCGCTCATTGTTGATTACCTTTCGTTGGGCCACGACCTACATTAATACTGTCTGCGTTGCCTTTGTAATTTTGTGTTGCGCTGGGCATAAATGCTCTTGTGCCACCTGGGTTGCGAACTTGTGCGGAACCTGTAAACATATCCTTACCTGGATTGTGTGCTGGAACACCACTTGTTGGAGGCTTGGCACCTGTCATTGCCATACCGCTGTGTCCACATGTTCCGTCATTGCCCTTAGTTGGACCACGACCCATGTCAACTAAACGACCATCATTGCTGTGACCGCTCCATTGATTCTTAGCGAATCTGTTTGCGCCGCGGCTATAACCCTCGCTACTTGTTCCAGTGGCTGCGTTAAAACCAGGAGTTGCTTTTTGGCTTCTTGCTTCTTTCATTTTGAATTTCCTTTTTTGCTTGCTGCCGCTCTCTTAGTAGAGTATGCGATGGCCACTGCTTGCTTTTGAGGCTTGCCTGCGGCTATTTCTTTCTTGACATTCTTAGTGAATGCTTGTTTGCTAGTTGATTTAATTAACGGCATAGTATTATTTAGCGTTTTCTACACCAGCCAATTTTGCTAGTGCGTCAGCAAAGGCTAATTTTTTGGCTTCAACAGCGTCTGCGCTGTCTGTGACTTCTATTTTTGCTAGACTGTTCATTACTTTGTTCAATATCAAGTTGTGATACTTTAACAATAATTGTTTGTCATGACTATCTCTGGCATCTAAGAAGTCTTGTATTAGTAATGCTTCATAGTCCTGCCCTTTAGTCTGTGTTTGGACTTGTGCTAACAAGCCTTCAATTGTTATTTGGCTTTTACTGCCCTTAGGACGGCCGGCACCAGGGCGAACACCGCCTACTTTTTTCTTTTCTTTTGTTTCTGTCTTTTCCATACTTTTATTTATTTGTAAATTTAGTTGTTAAATAGTTGATTGAAAGGAATCGCAATGCATTATACTTGGACAAAATGTAGCACCGCTGACAGCGGAGACTTAATGGCACTTAGCCTAATGGTTGAGTTTGAAGTCAATAAAATATTCAACTTTAATCCTAATGTTCTAGCACATAACATCGTGTTAGGCTTGGTCAATCAATTTTATACTGGCACTAGTGATCTTATCTGTGGCGTTAGAGACAAAGATAATAAACTCATGGCCTATACATGGTGTAAAACTGGAGAACATACCATGTGGAGCAGTGAAAGTGTTATGACTATCCGCATGGCACATGTTGATCCCTTTCTTAGTTTACGCACACGCATAAAATTACTTGAGGATATGTTAGATATTTGGACAAAATTCGCACAACTAACTAACACACCTGTCATTGCCAGTAGCACATTACGCAATGAGCAACAAGCATTTTTAAAACTACACCAACGACGCGGTTATATCATTAAAGGTAGCACCGCATACTTGAGAGTAGACTTATCACATAAGCCTACTCAATTATTTGATAACCCGACACAAGCCACTCCTGCCAATTAGTTGATACCTAGAGTAGAAACAGGCAAAATAACTCTAGTTCTTGATAGGGTTCCGACCTGTTAACCTTAATCTTCCAATGTAGACTTTAACATCCAAATATATTTGGCTAACGCTAGTATTCTTTCCTGTGCGTAGTTGCCAATTTCTTTGTGTCCTTCTTCTTCACTGACTGTCATTAGTTCTTCATAGCAGTCTTTTAGTGATACTAAGTCATCATATATTCTGCTTAACAATACATCTGCTTTGCCTTCAATTGCATCAGTGGTAATCTCGCTGGTGTCCAATACTCCATAGATGTCATTGGGCATAAACTCATCTATACTGCGTAGTAGTTCGCCCAATATGTCAATTTGTGCTTGTAAGTCTTCGTAGATTTCACCCAATAAAGCATGATCGCTGTGAAAGTTGCGTCCTACTATATTTGCATGTGCTACATGGCTGCGAAAATAGGCAACGAAGTTATCGTTGAATACTTGTGTTAGTTGTAATGCTGTGGTCATATTATCTTCTCATTTGTGGTGGAGCCATTTGACTGTCAAATGTGTTTGGATTGGCTTCATATTGTTTAATTTGATCCGGAGTCCATGGTCTGCCTGTCAAAGGATTTATCTCCATGCCTCTCATTCTACCTACTTGAGGAGTTTTGGGACCAAGTTCGCCACTATACATAGCCATACCAGGACCTACACTGCCTTTAGCCAATGAACCTGCCATTGGCATTATTTTGTTGGCCGCTAATGCTCTAATCTGTGCTGTAATGCTTGGTGCTTTTGGCGCTGGTGCCATACCTTGTGGCACAACTGGTGCACTGGCTGTCATTGGCCTACCACTGGCATCTAGTATTGGACTTGGAGCAACTGGTGTAACTTTAGCAGCCTGGTTGGCTGCTTGTTGTGCCATTTTAGCATCAAAACGATTTTGTATACCTTGTTGTCTAAGTTTTTCTGTTTCTAATTCTAAGGCCTTGCCGCGTTTATACATTGCGCCTGCGCCTAAAGCACCTGCACCTAATCCACCTAGGGCAACTTTACCAGCATTTTCTGCTAACACTACTGGAGCCGCTGTCATTACATCACTGATAAAACTACTTTCTCTTGCGCCTGTTGGAACACCCGCGGCTTCTGCTTGTTGCATTGTAGTGCTAGGCTTAGTTACATCAATCTCAGGCAGTGTTTCATCAGTTGTTTGTGTTGGCGCATTACCTAACTTAGGTTGAGTGGCTGCAAAGTCACGGATATCATCATCCGTATACCCTGCTGCTCGTAGTTTGTCAATTTGTTCTTGGTTCATATTATTGTCCTAATACTGCTGCCATGGCCGCTCTGCGAGCATTTGCTGTTTGATAGTTCCACTTGTTAGTGTTAGGATCATATGTTGGCGCAGGATATGCTTCAAACGCACGGAACACGCGATCTCTGTATGCTTTGATTGCTTCTGGGCTGGCATTTGGAGCAGGAGCCTTGCCCATAACATCAAATCTGGCTTTAGCAATGGCTTGATATTCTTTGAGACGCAGTGATTCTTGTTTTTGCCACGCACTGTTAAATTCACCTGTGGTTTTAAGTTGCGGATTAGCCTGCATAAACGCTTGCTTGCTGGCAGCAAGGTCTCCAGTAAATTGACTGCGATTCAAACCACTTAGCGCGGCATATGCTGGTATACGATCTATGTTACCCACATTGGCCTCTTTGTTGGCACGCTGTTCTGCTTCACTAACAGCACCAGGACCTGCGTTAGCACGAAGTGTTTTAGCGTTAACCACTGTGTTTATGTTAACAAACTCTTGTAGTGCGGCTTGTTCGCCTTCTGTTAGTTTGTTTAAGACTTGACTTAGATCATTGGACAACTCTTGGCGCTCTTCTCTACCGTATGCGCCACTAACAGCATTAATCATAATGCGGCGTGCTTGATCATAAGTAGTGCCTTGTCCATTCATAATGTTAATAATACTTGGATTGTTCTTAATAACATCTAACTGTTGACGACGAGCATTAGCAATTACTAGCCCATCACTGGCTGTTGTGCCAACTTCAGGTTTAGTCTTAGTAACAAAGTCTTTTTGTTCTGCTGTTTGAACTTCTAATCCTGCTTCACGATCTTTCTTAGCCTGTTCACGCTGACTTTCAATATCGGCAGGAGTTACTGGAGTTAAGGCAGCGGGCTTTGTCGTTGTAGACATTGTTGGAGCAACAGGAGCAAAAGCAGTTACTCGTCCTTGCGTTGGCGCTTGAGTAGGTGCTGCCTGTGCTGCCTGTGCCGCTGGAGCCGCTGCTGTTTGAGTAGGTGCTGCCTGTGGTGCAGTTTGCGCTGGCTGCATCATTTGTCCAGTTTCCATGCTAATCTGTGGAGCGTTGCCACTTATACTTTGTATACCAAAGTTAGTGCCATGTTTAGCGTTAAACTCACCAATGAACTTGTTGGCTGCTTCTGGTGCAGCGCCTTGAACTTTCATTTGTAATTTAGCCCAATCACCAGCCAAGTCAATATTCTGTCTTTGGATCTGCTGTGCTTTTTGCATGTCCATTGTGCCGCCTTGTCCTTGTGGACGGAAGCCAGCCATTGGTCTACGGCCTGAGTCTGTTTGAACAAAACTAACACCAGTGCGTGGATCGCTGACAACACGACCTACTTCACCTGTTTTATCATTTACATAAGTGCCACCAACTATGTCTTTCTTTTGTGCGGCCGGATTGGCTGCACCACCTACAGCATTAACCAATTCTTCTGCACTTAACTTCTTACCAGTTTCAGCACTATAACCTTCTAATGGTGTGCCGTTGGCAGCAACTTTAACCATATATGATTTGCCATCTGCGCCCATAACGGTTTTATCTGTGCCTAAGCCTAACTTGGCACCTTCTGCTTGTGCTAAACTCTTTGCTCCAATGGCAGAATAAAATATTGCTTTAACCCAACTGCCGCCCGTAGTCTTTTCACGCATGGCTTTAGCCAATTCGCTTTCAGTCATTGTGCTAACTTTTTCCTGTGCAGCCTGCATTTCACGCTGTTGTGTAATCAAGTCTGCGGCACGGTTTCTAGCACGATCCTTCATCCAATCAGGAGCATCTGTATCTGTGCTCAACTTCATTAATGCGTTAGGATCATTTTGATCTGCTTGGTAACGCTCAATAAATGGTTTGCTGCCTTCTGCGCCTGGCTGAGTTTGGCCCATACCTGGCACACGAATACCTTGACCAGCATTGCCACCTTCCATTGTAGACTGTGCTTGTGCTTGTGCCTGTGCTTGCTCTGGACTAATAGGTTGTGGTCTTGGCTTTTGCGTTGGCATGCCACCTTGTTCACCTTGAACCAATGTTGCGGCACCACTTGCTGGAGCGGCTTGTCCGCTTAATCTTTGATTTACAATACGACGAACATTGTCTGCGCCACCATTTGCTCTAGCGGCTGCTTCACTGATCTGTCCTGTGCGTAGAAAATCACTAAGTCCTTTAGCACCTAGGAAGTGAGCAGCAGCCAAGTTGTTTGGTGTTGGCTCAATGCCCAAGTTTTGTAAGTATCTTGCGTTTTGCTGTGTAAAAGCATTTTGTGCTTGTGTTTGTTGCTCTGGTGTTGCTTGACGAATATCTTCTGGCAGCGTAGGATCAATTCTACGAGCATCTTGATAAGCCGCATTGGTTAAACCATATGTGCCATATGCACTACTCTTTGATTGATCGTGAAAGCCAATGTCAGGACGACTACCACTTTCTTGTTGTGCTATTCTAGCATTGTAGTCTGTGGGCACTGCTGGTTGTATTTTGCCACCGGCAGGTATTTCTCTGGTAGTTTTAACTGTTCTACTACCATCACCATATTCTGTTATTTCTTCTTTACGACTAACTTCGCTGGCTAGTTCTTCTTGCTGTTTTTGAGCCTCTTCAAGTTGACGACGCAGTTCTTCTTTACGGCGTTCCTCTTCTTCAAAGTCATAAGGATTTACTGGCTGATAAGCCGACTCCATCTCATAACCTGCGTAATTGTCAAATCCGTATTCATCCATAATGTTGTCCTTGTTAGGCCATTGCCTGTTGTTGAATGGCTGTGGGTAGTTGAGCATAGTCAACTTGATAATAGCCTGACTCATGCGTAGTAACGGCTGAGGCATAAGCGGAATCTAATAAATCTTGTGCCATTACACCAAATTTAGGTTCCTTGTCCCAAATGTAGTTATATGTATAAACATCTACACCTTCAATTTGGCCTTGATGTTTGATATTTTCTTTAACACGACGATCACTAAAAATCGGTCCAATAATATCTTTTAGACCTGGAGTCTTAGATTCAGTAATACCTTGCTGGCCTGGATACTGTGGAGTATACAATTCTCTAGGCACTTGACCCATGGCCTTACCTTTTTGTGCTATATAATCCACCGGACGCTCAGCGAATCCTAATTGTGCTTGTTTAGCACCTAAACCACCTTGTAGATAGTTTCCACCAAGTTGTCCTAGTGTTTGTCCTGCTTGTAGTCTTTGATTGTTTAAGTCACGCATAACACCTGCGGCTGCTTGCATCTGTGCGGCTTGGTTAGCACCTGCTGCTTGTGCGCCTGCTAATGCTTGTCTGCTTGAACCTAATTGTCCTGCTCCACCAAATGTAGCGCCTTGGTTAGCCATGTTCTGCATATACTGTGCTTGTATAGGACTCATTGCGGCAGTAAATTGTTCTTGTCCATATTTAGGATCAAAGAACTGACTTAGTCCACTTACGCCTACCCTAGCGGCACTTTCACCAGTTTCACCTAATGTTTGTCCAACTTGTCCAGCATAGCCAGCGCCACCCTGCGCGGCTTTAGTCATGCCCGGCAAGTTTTGATCATATGTGCGCTCTACATCTTTCATGTAGTCTCTGTATGCGGGCATAGTCACATCTTTTTTGAACTTTAGCGTTTCGCCAATGTCCTCAACCATGCCTGGCACATAGTTAACTTCTTTTTCTTCTTTTCCTTTTAGAAAGTCAAAAAAACTCATAATTGTATTCCTTTAATCTAATATTTAGCGTTTTTACGCCAAGCCTTTGCTACGCAAGAATGCCTGCGCCGCAGTTGGATCTAACATTGCTAGATACGCTTGCTCGGCAGGCGTTAAACTGGCTGTATTAGGTGTGCCTTGTATGATACTCATTGCTTGTTGTAGTGTCATTGGCTGTCCAAATGTTTGTAAGCCCCATGCTGTTTTAGGAGCATTAGGCACATCATTCCATTTATTGGCATCAAACTTACTACCAGTCATTAGTGGACGATCGCCCCAGTAGAACTTACTTTGAGCATCGTTGGTTGTTTTGTAAAATGGTGTAGTTTCAATCATACCTGGATTCAAATATTTGCCGCCACCTGTCACAGGTATAACTGGGCCATCACCGTCACCATCGCCTGGTGGGGGAACTACTACTCCGTCACCGCCGCCATCACCACCACCATCGCCTCCTCCATCTCCGCCACCGTCTCCGGCGTCTCCACCATCATCATCTCCAGAGTCATCGCTGTCATCACTATCATCACTGTCGTCACTATCATCGCTGTCATCACTGTCGTCACTGTCATCACTGTCGTCACTGTCATCTGCTTCACCTGTATCATCTGCTTCGCCAGTATCATCTGCTTCACCTGTGTCATCTGCTTCACCTGTGTCATCTGCTTCACCTGTGTCATCTGCTTCACCAGTGTCATCTGCTTCACCAGTATCATCTGCTTCACCAGTATCATCGCTTGAATCATCTGCGGCATCATCTGCGGCATCATCTGCGGCATCGTCGGCAGCATCATCACTGGCATCATCCGCGGCATCGTCACCTGTGTCACCGGTATCGCCAGTGTCTCCGGTATCGCCAGTATCTCCAGTATCGCCCGAATCGGCTGCGTCACCTGCGTCTCCAGCATCACCTGCGTCTCCAGCATCACCAGCATCACCTGCGTCACCTGCGTCACCGCCCGCATCGCCTCCGGCATCACCACCATCGCCTGCTCCGCCATCTCCGCCGTCGCCACCTCCATCACCACCGTCGCCACCCTCAAACTCCATTAGGCCTGTGTAAGGATTGATAGCACCGCTACCACCACGCTTTTTAAGCACTTCGGCTTCGTCTTCATTAATGTGTGCTAGAATGGTGTCATTACCACGGCCACGCTTTTCTAGTTCATCTGCTAGGCGTGCTAGATCTTTATCAGTTAGTGTGCTAAAGTCTATGTGATTTGTTTTCTTTTTCATTTGTTCTTCCTTAGGAATTTGGCGATGTGAGGATACTTGTTTAGTGACTTCTGGTCAGCAAGATTTGCGGCTTCTATAGCGCATAGTATATTTAACTCTATTTGTGTAAGCGTTTTAGTGGCACCGCTGTTTAACTTGACATCTAGTGTGTTTGTCTTTAGTGCTGACTCCAATGTCTGTGGACGCTGTATGCTACTGAATAACTCTACAAGTTTAGTTGCCTCTTCGCCTATTGTGTTTACAACCATTACTCGCTGTGCTGTTGTTAGTGTAGCAGTTTTGAATATGTTAGTGCCGAATATTGAATGTAATCCACCAGCGGCACATATCTCTGTTTTATAGCCATGCTGTTTCAATATGTCATAGACATTGAGCAAGTGCGTCCATAATGTGCGTCCACTGTGTTTAACTGTGTCAGCACCGATAAGAGTTAAGAATGCTTGTAGTTTTTCACGCTGTGGATCTAGGCCTTTTTCGCAGTATTTGAACATTAGTGTAATACGCTGTGCTGGGCAAATGCGTGTCACTGCTCTAGCACTATGCCAATCACTGCCAGCAAATATCAAGCCACGATTGTATTTTGGTAGTTCAGCGTGTGCTATCTCATCGCCTGAATATATTGTAGTTTCGCCACCCCAATCACGCTGCCAATGTGGATTCATGTAAATCACTAGCGTTTTATCTTCACTACGACGACTGTCTGTGTGTGGATACCCTTCTACACCAAATGTGTGACTATTTGTATAACAGCGTAGTAAACTTTGTGGGCCTGTTATGTTTGCTTGTATATGATCCCACGCAGACTTAATTGTGCCTGTTAACTGATCACTGATGTCAATGCTGTTTAGTGCGCCACCTTTGGCAAAACTATAGTTCCAATGTGTAAACTCTATGCTTTTGTTTGACGCCCATCCATACTTCCATGGCACTGAGTCAATCATTGTTGTGACATCTTTAAGTAGTGCCTCTGGGAATACTTGATCTATTTTCTTAATGCTATTCATTGCTGGTCCTTGTCTATTAGGGTTTGAATACTTGTGCGCTTAAACTGCGCTGTGTCAATAATGCGTTGGTAACTATGTTGCCGCCGCTGTTGTCACTAAATTCAACCTCTAGTATATATTGATAGTAGCCAATACCAGGTGTGTCAATAATGCTGGTAAAGATTGTTTCTACATCTGTGCTTATTGTTGTTGCTGATATCAAATATTCTTTGTAAGCCAATGTGCTGGGAGGGCGGCCAGGCTCATTGTCTAATATAAACACAAAGTCTGGATTGGTTGGATCATCATTGCTTACAGCCTTGTATCTATTAATGCTGACTTTATAGTAATAACTGCCTGCACCTGTGGCCGCAATGAATAACTTAGCATTTAGTTGACTACTGATAATCACTGACTGTTGATTGCCAAATACTGTAGCACGAGCCAAACAATCAGTGCTGGTTAAAAAGTCCATGCTAGTAAGTTCTACGGTGCCACCACTGCTGTTAGCAACCACAGGAAAACTGCCATTTGTTCTTGCTGTAACATAAGTGCTGGTGCATTCAA